GTTTCATAGTCTAACTGACTTCTAGTGATTGTTTTGTTGCCTCTTTTAAGAGTAACCATCTTCTCATTTGATAATACTAATTTTACCATTTTATTCTCCTTATGTTAGTTGCGAGGGCAGTTTCCCACCCTCACAAAGTATCCAATTATTATTGGATTGATGAATCGTAATGTAACTCAACACCATATGAATCATGGATTTCTCCAACACCATATACTGAAGTAGCAACGATTTCGTCTGCTCTAAGAGAAGCATCTCTTTGAGTTTCGATTTTAACATCTTGCATCATAGCGATTGCTAATGCGTCTTTATGCATAGCACCACCTTTGTAATCACCAGCAGTACCAGTATTAGCCATATTTGCAGTTTCAAATATTGGCATACCAGCAAGAGTACCAACAAAACCAGCACGAAGTGCTTCGTTTGAAGTCTCTGTATCTAAACCAGCAAAAGTATTAGTTAAGCCAGATTTTAGATCGTAAGCGATTTTAGGGTGTAATACAACTGCACATTCGTTAGCTGGTAATGAATTTGCTCTTAAAGTAGATAGAGCATTAAAAATTACAGCTGGAGAAATAGCACTAGTACCATCTCCTGAAGTAACACTAAAACCATCAAACAATGCAATTAAGTCTGCGTCTTGTTTTCTAGCTAGTGCTTCTCCAAACAGTTTACCAATATCTGCTGCAACATTTCTTGGTGCAGAGTTTCTGGCTAGGTCTGTTAATGTTGTCATCACGCCCACCTCACTAGCAGTAATAGTTACTGAAGTTGGGTCAATCGCTGTGTTAGAAAGATCAGTTGCTTCTGCTACTGCTGATGCTGATACTTGTGCATAAACAGGAACTTCAACTGCTTTTCCACCACCAGTGATAGCATAGTTTTTAACTAAGTTTCTCATGATGGATTTTTCAGATGCTACGAATTGAGCTTCTGCTACTATCTCTGTGTATAGTTCCGATAGAGTAGAACTTGTGCTTTCGTTTGCCATTTTATTAGATTAATCTCAACAGCACCTGAATCTCGTTTCTTCCTATATTCTTGATAGGCTTTACGATCTTCTGGCTTTGTTAAGTCCAAGTCCTGTAGGTTAAAAGGTTTAACAGTTTTACCACCAATAGCACTCTGGCTTCCTGAACCAGACAGAGACCCTTGACGGAAGTGTGGGTTGCTATCTAAAAACTCCTTAACTCGATCTTCAATTGTAAGTAGTTCTCCTTGTGCGTTATATCGTACATTAGAATTATTATCAACTATTTCTATACGACCATCATCTGTGTACTTAACTTCATCTTTTAGTAAAGCAACAACTTGTGCTGGGCTAATAGCTTTGTTTGAAGATGCAACAGATAGTATTGAATTATCAACCTTTTCTTTTTTAATTTGATTTTTATACTTTAAAAGTTCTTGTTCTTTTTCAGACAATCTTTCTTGCATAATCTTTTCTAACTCTTGCTTAGTTTTAGCTTCTTTAAGCTGTTCTTGTTTTAAGATTTCTTGTTTTTGCTTTTCTTCTTCTTGCAGTTTCTTTTCGTATTTAGATTTTTCTGCTTCAAGTCTAGCTTTGATTATGTTGTCTAATTGTTCCTGAGTGAAAGTATTTTGTTTTGGTGTTTCTACTTTAACTTCTTCTTTTGGTGTTTCAGTTGCTACTTCTGGTGCAACATTTGTTTGTTCTTCGGACATTTGTTCTCCTATTGTTATATTATTAGTTCGCCATTACTGTCATACCAATCTGGATTGACATATGACCATTGATGCCGACAATTATAACCACCACGAACAACCAAAGGATTTCCAGACTTCTTGCCTTTCCAACTTTCCCTTGCCCACAGTTCATTGACTTCATCAATTGTGAAAAGTCCACTTTTCCTCTTATCATATACCCCACTAATTACATTTCTGCAAATCTTTCTAGTAGTTGGTATTATATCCCCATAATATTTAACATAAGTTAATCCAGCATCATTTGACTTATTAAAATTAAGGGTTGCGTCAAAATCTCTCAAGGAATCATTTAAAATCTGCCCAGCATACCTTTTCATGTTTTCTCCAGCACGATCTCTAGCAAATTTAGATTGTAATGTTTGTATAGATTTATCTACTAAAGCTTTTTTAGATTTATCAAATTTATTTTCGTTAATATATTCTATAAGTCTTTGTGCTTCTGGATCATCTGCACTAGCATAAATACCATTAATTGTTTGTCTTAATTCTTTTTCTAATACTGCAAAATCACTACCAACTAATGTATTTTGATAAACCTTTTCTGATAATCTTCTGGTAAATGTATTAGATACATCTTTAAATTGAGTAAAATATTGTTGTTTTAAATTTTGTACTAATGCTAAATCTCCTTTAGTTAATTCTTGAAATTCTGGTGGTATATTACCTATAAGCTTGAATGCTTTTTCAATTCTTTTAGCTTGTTTATTAAAACCCTCTCTAACAACTGTATCTGACCATGCTAGATATTCTTTTTCTAATATAAATTTTATTCTTGGTCTTATTGCTATAGCTGATTGTAATTCAATTAATTTACCATCTTTAGTTGGAAGTCTATTAGCTAATGAAACTACTTCTCGTTCTATTCTATCTAATGTAGCTATTAATGTTTTGTAATATTTAGCCTCAGCTAATTCAATTTGCTTGATACGATATTCTGTAGCTTCTTTGACTATATCTGACATTCATTAAATTTCTTCTTCTTCCACTTCTTGATCTTCTTGTTGTGGCTCGTCTTGTGTAAATTCTCCTACTTCTGATTTTACATCTATCTCATCAAAAATATCATTTAATTTTTCATCATCATCTACTACTGCTCTAGCTATTTCTTTGTCAATTTCTTTAGCTAATGTAGGAGATTGAACACCAATAGCTTTTGCTTGTTGGTAGAACATTAAATCAGTTGCGTAATCTCTAATGTTAAATGAATCAGGATAATTAATTTCTCCATCAAATGTAGCATTTTGGAACATAGCATATAATCTAAATAATTGTTCTTCTGCTATTTGTAAGTTGTCAGCTTTTTCAGATAGTCTAGCATTTAATAATTCAAATTCTGTTTGTAGTGCAACACCAGATGTTATTCCTGTTTTTTGAGTTCTAACTGCTCCTGTGTGTGCAATTCTATTTATAGAATCTACTTTGTTATTTATAGAATCCATTATTGCAGATAAATTTTGACCAGATGGTTGTAATAAATATGGCTTTAAATTTGGTTCCATTTCATCAGGCATTTCTATAACTGCACCAGCACCAGCGCTCGCATTTACACTTGGAGTTTTAACTAATGATGGGTGGTTAGTTAGTCTGATTAATTGTTCCATTTCAGAGTATTCGTTGTAAATAGCTTTTTGTAAATCAGCTATGTCAGTTAAATCAGATTGACCTACACCTCTTTTATGTGATTTAGAATTATATAAAATTACTGCTGGTATTTTGCCTATAGTATTTGGCGCAGAATCTATTAATCTTGGTTCTTCTCTTTCTGCCATGTAGATAGTATCTATTTTATCAGGATACCAAATACGCATATAAGTTCCACCTTGTCTATCTACTTCTTCTCTAATTTTTAAATAGTTTAATTCATACTTACCATTTAATTGTCTTTCAAAGTTCCAATCTAAAACATTTTCTGGAGTAACGATTGACAAGTATGGTCTAATATCTTGATCTAATTCTTCTGCTCTTGTGTTTGTAGTTACATTTGGCTTATCTAACATTAAAAAACAATGACCATAAATAGAAGCATAGTTTTGTGCTTGTTTAACTACTGAGTTTAAATTGTTACCTTCTAGGTCAGCATCTTTTAAGAATGATTCTAAACTAGGTTCATCTTGCATAGAGCCAAAATCTCTACTTGGTCTAACTCTAAATAAGAATGATGAATAAATTTGAATAATATTTTTACAATGATTATCACAAGGAGTGTTAGCTAATCTTTGATTAAATTCGTTATCTAATTCAAGGTTGTATCTATTAAGGTATTGACCAATCATATAGTCATAACCACCATTGTATGATCTAATATAATACTCCCAATTATTAATAGTTTCTGAATAATCTTTATGAGTTTCTAATGCTTGATCTCTAGTGTATGCCATACTATTTTATTGCCCATCTTGTTGGTCGAGAAAACTGTGCCTGTGTAGTTAGTGGTTTTAAAAAATCTACCATGTATCCTATTGCGTCATTCATGTGATCAAAGCCATCTTCCTTATCAGGTATATTCGTATTCTCCTTGTATATTTGTCGTTGTAATCCTTTTACAATAGTTTTGCAAGTTTTGGAAACAAAAATATGCCTATTCCCATTAGAATCTTTAAGTTTGCTATTAACAGCATTAATCCTATCACGAACAGCTGGGTGTTTTAATTTACATTTAACTTTAAATCCTGCGTTTTGTAATATACTTAAATCAGTTCTTCCACCAGCAGAAGTTTTTCTTTGTCTAGAAGCTGGGTCAGGATATATAAAAATAGGTATCTTTGTTCCATATCTATTTCTAATTTCCTCTACCATTTCATCAGTATTACTTGAGTAAATTATAACCTCATCTAAAAAATATATTTTATCTTTTTCTATTTGCCCAACACAAGCCGACATGGGATCCACATTAAAGTCCATGCCAATATGTAATGGCTTTGTCCAATCTATTTGTTTATCAACTACACTTTCTACAGGGTGGAAGTTATAATAAACAGCACCAGCATAGTTCTCAAATGTACCCTCAAACTCTTGTCTAAAAGTTCTAATATCAATATCTTGTTTAGCTTGCTCTATTTCTTCCTTTGATACCATTCCACCTTGCAAGGTAGTAAATTGAAAGCTATCCCACTCCTTGTCGCCCTCTTGCCCTTTAAGGTACATTCTATACGACCAGTTACCATAGCCCTTTGGAGAGCCACACATTAGTACATCTCCCTCGGTGTCAGATACAGATGCTCTTAATACCTCTGTCCAAGCTTTTTCTTCAATGTCAGCAAATTCGTCTAGTATTAAAAAGTCTAATCCTACTCCACGCAAGCTATCATAATTATCACAGCCTTTTAATGATATTTTACTGCCTGTTTTTTTAATCGTTATAGTCATATTAGATTCATTAATGTTTTCTATCCAATTAAATTGAGAAAGCATATCTTTAAGGTTTGACCAAACAATCTCTTTAGCCATTTTAAATGTAGGCGCTACATACCAGATTTTTTTATTAATCTGTGTTGCGTATTTCATCATTTCAGTAATACATAAATAAGTTTTACCAAATCTACGACCAGATACTAAAACTCTAAATCTTTTATTACTTGATGAAACTTTATGCTGGGGTTTTGTTAGGGTTATGTTCATTACAAAAGTAAGATATGTATAATTTGTCCTCGTTAAATTTTTGTTTATATTCGTTAGTTACTCTAATTGTAACAGTAGCACCAGCTTTAGTGCAATCTGTCCATGTGTCAAATTTTACAGGGTGTACTGCTGGAGTATTACAGAATCCTGTAATGGCAGAGCAGATAGTATAAGCTAGAACGAATTTCATTCTTTGGATACTATCTTTTTAATCGACTTACTTCCATCAAT